AGAAGATTTACAAAAGAAAAGTTTATTTGTGGCCACGCCAATGTTTGGAGGTCTTAACCACGGATTGTATATGAAAGCCTGCTTAGATTTGCAAGGTGTCTGTATGCAATATGGTATTGAGATCAAATTCTCTTTTTTGTTTAATGAAAGTTTGATTACTCGCGCTCGTAACTATCTTGTAGATGAATTCTTGCATCGATCTACCTGCACACATATGTTGTTCATTGATTCGGATGTACATTTTGATCCCAAAGATGTTATTACATTATTAGCATTAGATAAAGAAGTCATTGGTGCTCCTTATCCAAAGAAAACTATCAAATGGAAATCAGTCAAAACCGCATTGACCAAAAATCCAGATATGGAAGCACAGACATTAGAAAATGTTGTTGGTGACTTTGTATTCAATCCAGTCAAGGGTACTGCTCAATTCTCTGTTACTGAACCGTTGGAAGTATTGGAAATTGGTACTGGTTTTATGTTAATCAATAGAACAGTATTCCCTAAGTTTGAAAAAGAATATCCAAATTTGAGATACAAACCAGATCATGTTGGTCAAGACAACTTTGATGGTTCACGATACATTCATGCTTACTTTGATACTATTATTGATAAGGATTCTGAACGGTATTTAAGTGAAGATTATATGTTCTGCCAATTCTGGCGAAACATGGGTGGTGAAATTTGGTTATGCCCTTGGATGCGAACTAGTCATATTGGCACATATCATTTCAAAGGAGATATGCCAGCTGTTGCAAATTATGTAGGAGAAATGTAATATGACTGGTCATGGAGCAGCAGAAGATCCAAACGACACTAATGTTGTACAAAAGAACTGGCAATTCTATCACGGGCATGATAATGTACCTGGTCCAACAGGATCAATAACAGTTTCATCAACTGGATCATCAGCATTCAGCAATACATATAACAATCCATATAATTATATAAGTGGGGCTGGAACTGGTTACAGTTTTATTGGTGATTCAACCGTAGATAACAACATAAGATGTAGATGTGATAATACCGGTTTCAATTTTACAGATCATTTAGTAAAATCCGATAATGTTGGATATGCTAAAGATGTGGGTAGAAAGTTCGACCAAAACAAATTAGAATATGGATTAGTACCACCAATTGGATTCAAAGCTGTAGTTGAGATTCTAACAATCGGTGCACAGAAATATGAACGTGATAACTGGAAAAATGTTCCTGACGGTAAACGCAGATATTTTGATGCCGCAATGAGACATTTGTGGGATTGGAAAAGTGGTGACAAGTATGACGAAGAAACATCAAAGAACCATTTAGCGCATGCTATTTGTAATTTAATGTTCCTTTTAGAAAAAGATTTGTTGACAGAATAACAAAATCGTGATATAATATATTTTTACATAATGGAGAAACAGATGAAATTATCAAACCAAACCTTAGCAATTCTCAAGAACTTTAGTACTATCAACAAAGGTATCCAGTTCAAAGCTGGTAGTAAATTAGCAACAGTATCATCAGGCAAAACAGTGTTAGCAAATGCTGTATTACATGATGAATTTCCTGTAGACTTTTGTGTATATGACTTAAATCAATTTTTATCAGTACATTCAATGTTTAAAGAAAGTGTTGAATTGGAATTTGATGCTTCTAATATTATTTTTACTTCAGGTAGAAACAGTCTCAAGTATCGTATGACCGCACCCGAAATGATTATTCTACCTCCTGATAAAGAGATTACATTACCATCGATTGATTGTGCATTTACATTAACCGCTGAAGATTATGAATGGATTATGAAAGCCTGTTCTGTATTATCTTCACCACATATTGGTGTTAAATCGGATGGAGAAACTATTGAGATTGTTACTTTTGACGCTAATGACGATTCTGCACATACTAATTCTATATCAGTTGGTGAAGCAGATGGAAACTCTTATTCTGTCGTCTTTAAGGTAGAAAATATCAAGATGATTCCCGGTACATATGATGTTAATATCTCATTCAGAGGAATTGGTCATTTCAAAAACACAGTAGAAGATGTCCAATATTGGATCGCATATGAATCAAAGGAATCTAAGGTATAATTATGGCTAGTATTCAAACATTATTTGGTACATTCAATGATGAAGAACTTCATGCACTTAAAGGTGCAATTGATGAAATGATTGTTGTTATGGAAAGACAAGATGCTCAAAGATTAGCTATGAAAGACATTCTTGATGCAACTTTTGATACATTGAAGATTCCTAAGAAAATTCTCCGTAAGATCGCAAAAGTACAATACAAACAATCATTTCAAGAAGAAGTGGCGGAACAAGGTGAATTTGAATCCTTGTTTGAAGGTATCACAAATATGATCTAAAAGTTCCGCTTGATATCCACCAATGTGTGTTGGTGGATTTTTAATATATTATGAGGTTATTATGAGTGAACAAATGCTCTGGGTGGAAAAGTACAGACCTAAGACTATTGATGAATGTATTTTGCCGGAAGCGATAAAATCTACATTCCAAGAGTATGTTAATAAAAAACAAATTCCAAATCTTCTATTGTCTGGTACAGCTGGTGTTGGTAAAACAACAATAGCGAAAGCCTTATGTGAAGAAGTTGGATGTGATTACATGGTTATGAATGGTTCTAACGAGAACGGCATCGACTATGTTCGTAATAAGATTTCAAACTATGCTTCATCCATTTCATTAATGGGTGGTAGAAAAGTTATTATAATTGACGAAGCCGATGGATTATCTACTGACGCTCAAAAGGCTCTTAGAGGTTCAATTGAAGAGTTTTCGTCAAACTGTTCGTTTATATTCACTTGTAATTTTAAAAACAAAATACTTGAAGCTATACATTCTCGTTGTGCTGTTGTTGATTTTAAACTTAATGGCAACAAAGCAAAAATGGCCGCACAGTTTTTCAAACGTGTAGAATCAATACTCCAACAAGAGAATATTGAATACAGCAAAGAAGTTGTTGCTGCAGTTGTCACCAAACACTTTCCAGATAATCGTAGAATTCTAAATGAACTTCAACGGTATTCGGTTTCTGGTGTTATTGATAAAGGACTGTTGGGTAATACTGGTGATATCCAGGTTAAAGAACTAATTAAATCTATCAAAGAAAAAGATTTCGGTTCATGTAGGAAATGGGTAACACAGAACACCGACAATGATCAGATATTTAGATCGTTGTATGATAATTTGTATGACTTATTAACACCATCGTCCGTACCTCAGTTAGTGTTGATTCTAGCCAAATATCAATACCAAGCTGCTTTTGTTAGTGATTTGGAGATCAATATCACAGCATGTTTAACAGAAATAATGATTGATGTGGAATTTAAGTAATGGATTTGTTTAAAGAAATACTACCATCAATAATGCAGTCTAAAAAGTGTGTGTTGTTTGATGATATTAACCAGAATGATTATGTACCATTTGTGGTCAATCGTGCTTTGTCGTATCATCTGGATTGTGTTCTTTATGCAAATGAAATGAACTTAAACCCCGTTGCTGATAGAGATATGCAGTATCAATATCTATTTAATACAATTAGACCATTGAAACGCAAATTTCAACCTTGGCAGAAGGCATCAAAACTTTCTGATTTGGAATGTGTTAAGGAGTATTTTGGATATTCCAATAACAAAGCTAAAGATGCTTTACGTATCTTGTCGGAAGAACAGTTAGTTGAAATCCGAGATAGAACCAACAAAGGTGGAATGAATACACGCAAAACCGGGAATTTATAAATAAAACAATATAGATTATAAATTTCATGGAAAAGGATAGAGTATGAGCCCCGACATTTTTTTAGGGTATGGTATTGAAGTAGTATTAAAGGAAAGTGATGACTTTTTAAAGATAAGAGAAACTTTAACCCGTATAGGATTTGCGTCAAAAAAAGATAAAATATTGTATCAATCTTGCCATATATTACACAAACAAGGTAGATATTCTATTGTACATTTCAAAGAGTTGTTTGCATTAGATGGTAAACCTACTGATATATCTGAAAATGATCTATCACGTAGAAATGCCATTGCTAATCTTTTAAGTGATTGGGAATTATTAACATTGGTTGATAAAGATTCCACTACAATACCAGCACCAATATTTATTTCTCAA